TTCGATTCGAGGAAACTCCAGGTATATGAAACCTGGAAAACCTTTTTGGTTTTCTTAAGCAAGCTTAAGATGAGTCTTTATAGGTCCCTTTTTACAGGGGGAATCTATATAAGTTTCTCGTTTTTGGTTTGGTCGACTCCATTTAGATCATTTAACGATGATCTTTTGGGGGAGTCTTAGTGACTTCAACCTGCCGTCCCCCTCACGGGGAACAGCGGAATTGATTCTTTCACAAAAATTCCTATCCTTTATTAGATTAAAAATCCTTTAAATTTCATTTAAAGGGCCTTCTAACCGACTCTTTGTAAATTGAGTCCGAATAAAGTATGGAAAATCCTCATGATCTTATTGAGAGATCTAATTAAAATTTAAAATGAAAAATATAAAATTTATTTCTATACTTAACAGTTTTAAAGCTAAATTAAACCAAGAATCAATGGTATCGCTAGGTAATTCTTTTGAATTGCCAGCACTTCTAAGGAGTTTAGGATGAAGATTATTATCTTCTTCCTTCCCCAAAGGAGTGAAGCTTACTAAAAGACTTAAAATCTTAAAGCTATTTGGCCTGTATATTATCAACATGAATAAGAATCATGGTGGTAGTTATACAGTTAAATATCTAAAATCTTCTACCTTAGCTATCCAGAAAGCAATTGCAGGTCAACCTCTTAAAACTCTTAGAGTTTTAGAGAAAGACTTGCCACTTCCTCGTTTGCAAAGCGGACTACCTCGTTATATTCCTATAACAGATAGAAAAGCAATGCTTCGAGGGGATACCTCTATTATAAGATGGTGATTAACTTGTTATTCACTTTATCGAGTAATACGTATCCCTGGTACCCTAAAATTGGGTACTATAAGTGACTCTTCAACAGCTTCTAGTACTGATTTATTATATGGGGAAAAACAACTTAAAAGTTTATCTTTTGAGTTTTCTTCATGATTTAATAAATCAATCCTTAGAGCTGAAGCAAGGTTATTGCCTTTAGAGACAAGTTCTCCTCTCTCATCAGTTTCCTGATTAGATTGGTTTACTTTCCCTGGGTTAGTCCGGAATGGTAACCCTGAGTTGTGAAATTCTATGCTTTCATATATGAAAGTTATGAATTATCAACGCCTCAGTACTTTTTTTCAATTTTACTCTGATTATCTTTCAGTATTTTCTTTTAAAGGAAATCCTGATAAAAAAGATCGATTTGGAAAATTGTCTTTAAAGAATGAGGCAGCAGGAAAAATAAGAGTTTTCGCAATGGTTGATGTATGGACTCAGTCAATACTTAAGCCATTGCATGATACCTTATTTTCATTTCTGAAAAAGCTTCCGAATGATGGTACCTTTGACCAACATGCCTCTGTTATGAGGTGTAAGGAAAAAGCAAAATTATCTGGAAAATCTTTCGGTTATGACCTTTCGGCCGCAACTGATAGACTTCCATTATCTCTTCAAGTTTCAATTTTAGAATCTCTTCTTGGTAAAGAAGGATCAAAATTGTGAGGAGATATACTGGTAAATAAGCGTACTTATGAACTTGATATTAAAGACGATAATAATAATATTATTGAAACTAAATCTCTTTCATATGGATGTGGACAACCTATGGGAGCTCTATCATCGTGAGCTATGTTGGCGATAACTCATCATCTAATAGTTCAATTAGCTTACAGAAATACTTACTTTGGTAAGAAAGACTGGTTTGATAATTATGAATTATTGGGAGATGATATTGTCATTTTTGAAGAAAATGTTGCAGAATCATATCTATATCTTATGAAGATGTTTGGAGTTGAAATTAATCTTTCAAAATCCGTAATATCTAATAATGGTAGTTTTGAATTTGCAAAAGTTTCTTCATATCGTGGAAAAACTGTAAGTCCAATATCTTGGAAAATGTTTATGTCTCAAAGGACCTTAATTGGTAGAGTAAATATTGCTCACCATTTAATTTCTACTATTGAGCCAAAACATATTGTAACTTATTTTAAGAATATAGTTAAATACCGTCCTCGTAATGGAGGAGACTATAACTTTTCAGTTGTAGCGTTATTGACTATGTTTGCTAATAAGGAACAATCATTGTTTACATATTCAGAACTATTAAAGACTTTAACATCTTTAATCTCTGAATCAAAACAATTTTTCAAAGATACTTTAGGTAATTTAAACCTTTCTTATTGTGAAGGAATTTATTCTTCTTTGTTTACTGGGAAACCGATAAACTTAAAGAATAATGAAACCATTAATCTATTATATAAACAAGATTCTATTTGACATAGAGTCACGTTATCTTCTAGATTAATTATGTGGAAAAGAGATATTATTTCTCCGGAAGCATATAAAGAAAAACTTGCATTAGATATTGTTAAATATCTTATTCCAACTATACCAGATCATACGTTAGTTAATTCTATCAGTATGCCCTGTTATAATTCTGAGATCGAACAAGTTTATCAAACTAGTTATCAATCTATTCTTTGAATAGTTGATGAGTTATTTGATGGTTTGGATGAATTTTATAATTCATTAGATCCTAGAAGGAATCTAGAACTTTCTATTGAGGAACTAATCAAATTAGATTCTCGACGTGAAAGATTTCTTGAGACTGCTTCTTTAGTTCTAAGAGCAAAAGAAAAAATATCGGGAAAAGGTAAAGGAAAGAGAGAATTTACAGATACACTTAAAAGTATTGATTTTATAATCAAATCTAATAAGCGTAGACCTGAATGAACTTTTAGATTACCCTAGGGGATTTTAAGCTTTAGTTTAAAATTTAGTTTTCTTCTTTTTAGAATAGATAGTGATATTTATTCTTGTAAGAGTCGACTTAACTTTAAGCATCAAAT